AATGCCTGAGATATCCTTCTGACGCTTCTTTACGACCTTGGGCTCAAAACTGCCGTCACGATCCTGCGGCACTTCTATTTCAGTTTCTCCGAAGTTTCCGCGGATCTTCTTGGTTTTCCTGCCGTTGCGATAGTCAGGATTGCTGGAACGCTCATATTCCTGATATCCCAGATGCTCGTCCATTTCGGACTCAAGCATTTCCTGGATCGTCCCTCCAAGAAGGTCTTTGAGGGCATCCTCAATATCCTTTGCAGACTTGATGTCGTATTCCTCAAGCAGCATTCCTATGATATTTTTCTTTCCCTCACTCATCGGTTCTCTTTTCCTTCTTGCCATAAAAAATCAGCCTCCTGTGTTATTATTTCTATTTTATCACAGTTTGCTGTCTTTTTACAGACTTTTTTTCAGAGGCTCTTTTAAGCTCACGATGATCGCTTACAAAATAACACCTGTTAAGGTGCTAAATTCTGTGTTTTATTATAATTCAACATTCTCGATTTCGGCTCTCACTTCAAGATGATAAAGATATTGTCCCATGGCTGATGCCTGTTTTTTGAGAATTTCAAGAGGCGTTTTGGGTGAGAAATTCAAAGCATTCGCTTCATATTTTATGATCATGTTGTGAAGCCTATCATATCGAATTTTAACCTGTTGAAATTCCGCTCTGAATCTTTCTTTTTAATCATCACTTTTCATAGGAATGCAGGTATCTACGAGTTGATTGATCCATTTTTCTGTATATGCTTCTTCAAATACATCACTGGGGCTCCAAGATTCATAGCCGTCCGGGTATCGCACAAGGTAACCAACATCATTAGGGTTCTCGCCAGCAGGGATATTCCACCCCCTGTATTCATTGTATTCTCCTCTTGTCATAGGCACAGCCTCGACTGATTTAATACCAATATACGTTTTCATAATTTACCTCCTTTTAGACATAACAAAACGCCCTTAAAAGGGCGTTTAAATACAGTTTATAGCGTATGTGAATAGTGAAACCGCTCATTGCTGGGCGGTTTAATCTATCATTATTTTAGCATCGCAATTCGGATTGTTGCAATAAATACTTGGGCATTTATATTCCGGTTTAAGTTCATAAACAACAATTCCCTTTTTACATTTTGGGCAGGTCACTTTTTCTCCTTTTTCTATTTTTTCAATTAAAATTTGAGTAGTGGTTTTAATCATGACCTTCGCCTCCATTTCCAATCAGGATGTAATTCACTGTATACTTCTTTTATTTCTTTGATTATACTTCTTTTTTCTTGAATTGTCAAGTAACTTCTGCGCTCGCGATGCATTATTTCATGGGATCTGCAAACACATTCAGACCAAAAGTCTCCATAAATATTGTAACGCCTATGTGTTAATTCGTGTATTAAAACTTCGGAAGTCTTACCCCACAGTTCCTCAACCTGCGTTTCTACGGACATCACACCATATGCGGATGCCTTTCCTACAGTTTCTACGCGTTTATTGAAATCAGGTGCGGCATATTCACCGAACGAAATCGATGCAGCGTAATCACCCGAGTATTTGCCGCGCATATTGTCATAGGTTTTTAGCACCCCCTGAATAAGTTTCGGGAGTTCCTTTTCCAGTGCAGACGTTATGGTGTTTCACGTGTTGCCGGTAACATCCTTTTTTTCGCGCTGAGCGTCTGCCGATTGCATTTTTCCTACATCGATACCCAACGTAGCAGGGGACAGGATTCCCTGCAAGCACATCATCAGGCAATTCATATAGCTGTTGTAAAATGCTTCGTATTTGATTTCAGGCTGCACAGTTTCGATCTTCGATGCCGCTTCGTCTCCCAGTGACGACTGTACTACGATGAATTCAGTGCCGAAACTGTTCACACGTTCTACGCTGCCGTTGTCCGGATTGCGTGGGATCATGTCGCTCGGTATGTACTTCTGCACTCTGCCTGCTCTGATCGCGTCTATCCACTGTGAAATAACTTCGTCCAGCGCGTCAAAGCAATCAGATTTGCCATTATCAAAAAGTGATACGCCCCTGCCGGGATATTTTTTTGAATCATAGAATTTCAGGGGCACTGCCATGATGTAGTCACCGGGGAAGTCAATTCTGGGTGCTAACCGTTCATTACCGTTTTCATCACTGTATCTTGGCATTTTATCCACCAGTTCGGGAACACTCCACAGCGCGATTTCGTTGCCACGGCTGTTGTATAATCGTGTTTCTATGTATCCTTCGCCGTATTTCTCGTGCACTTCGTACACTGCGGATTTGACATGATATATGGTCTTGAATGTCACAGAAATCAGTGCTCCATGTGAAAATTCAATTTCCACGTTATCACCGCCGACAAATTCTACTATCGGATACGGTGATATACTTTCATCGACAGATATCTTGAACGCGCCATCGCCATCGATCAGGGTATCGGCAATAGCTTTGCCCACAAGATTGACAAAATCTATTTTTTTGTCGATCTCCTTCCAAATATCGGACGAAGGTTCTATATCATCAATGTCAGATTTAACAATATGAACGAGGGTATTTATGATTACTGCCGGCAGACCGCAGTGTATCTTTCGCACACTTCCGTCTACAGGTAAACTCGCCCAGAATCCTCCGTCTTTGAATGGGAGTTGTCTAAAAAACTGCTGCAGTTCGTTGGCATCTCCCCTGTACCATAACCGTGATCTGATTATTTCGATTTCGCGCACCATCTGCTGCTGGATCACAACAGTCTGCAGCGGTGCAGGAGTTTGAAGAAGCCATTCCCATACCATATTTCTCACCTTCGTTCCTAATCCGAATTTCACCTCATCAGCCTCCTAATTTGTACATTGTTTCAGCAACACCCGTTGTTGCATCGGGTGCGTCATCATGGGCATTCTTTCCCTCGCGCTGGTATTTGGTCATTGCCTCATAATATTCCGGATATCGGTCACGCCAGTTAACGGGATAGTATATGTGGTTCTGTACCCACGATGAATTTGACAGTATTCGTGCCTTTTTGTTTTTCGACTGATGAAACCATGAAAAATTAGTTATGTTATTACCGATTTCTCCCGAAATTCTGCGCACGTTTCTTGCAAATCCCGAACCACCGTTATTTGATTCAATGACGGCATTGTTTACCGCAAACCGCAGATGTCTTTCGGCTGTTTCCTTTTCTGTCACTTCCATAGACAGTTTGCTGTAGAATATATCCAAAATGTACGCTTCGCGCTGATAAACACCAAAAATAATGCTGCACAGGAAATCCGAACCTTCGTCCGCCGTATCTGTATAGCTGTATATACCTTCGAGAGCTGGCGGTATTTGCGTATACGTTTTGAAACTTGTATACAGTCTGCCTTTGAGATCTATCGGTTCTTGCTGGTAGTTTGCGCTTGCAATGTCGATTCCCATTGCCTTGGTTTTGGCAATATATGAGTCATACGACAGTATATCAGGGCAAAGCATAACGTGCTTTTCAGGTTCGACAAGTGCTTTCATCTTTATATGCCGCACTTTCGTGCCCTGCTGTTTATAATGTGCCAGCGCACGTCCGGCAAGGTCATCAGATGCCCAGCGCGTCATAATTATGATTATCTTACCGCCTTCCTCCAGACGGGAAAGCATGGTATTTGTAAACCATTCCCAGTGTTTTTCCTTTACGTTTTCGTTGTTGGCTTCTTCCGCGTTTTTTATCAGGTCGTCCACGATCATCAGCGAACATCCGAAACCTGTAGCCGTACCGGTAGGGGACGTTGCCAAGTAATTGTTGTATCCGCCCTCCAAGCTCCACAGATTCATAGCTCCGTCGCCGCGTTTGATTTTCGTGTTCGGAAACACATCAGAATAGACAGCTTTGTATTTATCTGCCTTTGCCTCTGCGATCGTGTTTCTGACGTTTTTTGAAAACATCGTTGACAGCGTTTCGTTATACGAACCTGTCATGATTTTTGCGTTTTTGTTTTTTCCAAGAACCCATTCAACGAAACAGCTTGCTGTTCGTGATTTGCCGTGCCGTGGTGGCACGTTGATGATCATGACCTCTTCGTCCGATTCTATGAAATCCTGAAATGCATCACACAGTTCCACGATAAACGCCCGACCGGGCATATAGAAATCAGGTGCTTTCAGATGGCAGTAATCAAAAAATCTGCGCCGTGCCATTTCTTCTTCGGCGCAAAGTGCCAGCATTTTTTTATCCATCGTTGATCAACTTCTTCAGCTCCTCGGTGTTCAGACCTGCGAACGGATTAGACGTAATATCAGTATTTCCGGCAGTTCCCGAAAGAACCGCCTGCATGGTTTGTGTCATTTCAGTCTCAGCAGCGATCAGCTCGGCATTGTCCTTCAGGAACCGGTACAGTTCCATGTGTCGTTTGCGAAATTCCTCCGCCAGTTTCTTCCGCTGCTTGGGTTCGCTTGTATTCAAATAGTCTTTAATGAATGTTTTTAGGTCAGTATAATCAGACTTTTTGACAGCATCTTTACTGTCCTCAAACCTGCTCAGCCCCTCGATGAGAGTGCTGATACTTTTTTTCTTGATGCTGTTCATGCTGCCTCCTTTCTCGGGGTATAAAAAATAAGGGCATAAACGCCCTTATTTGCCATTGTAGGTCTTGTGGGGTAATTTGTCGCCCGAATTTAGTTAAACGGTCACACGCGCCGTTAAACACATTTTAAACGGTAATTTTCAGGGCGTGCTCCGCCATTCGAATTTTAAGATGTAAAATCCGTTTTTCGGGTATACACATTTGCACATCAGCCGGGACGAATCAACCGTACTGATGTTGACAAACTGTTTTTTAGATCGATGTTACAGGCAGCGTGATCGTGTGCGGCTTGCCCAACAAGGTGACGCGCACCTTTGCGCGCCGCTGCCGTATACTGCAACTGACGATACTGTCCATGTACTGCCGCAGGACGCCTGACAGGATCATCATATCGCCCTCGGATGAAATTTGTTTTCTTGTAGTTGCAAAGCGTAACGTATGAGATATACAGTCCTGTTTGCTCCTGAATGTATTTTGAAACTTCTTTAGATGTATACTTGCTGGAGCAAAGCATTTTATCGATCTGTTTTCTGATTTCAGCAGGGAGCAGGTCAATTTTATATCTGACTTTCGGCTTGCAGATGATAGCCACTCTTTTTTCAGACGTCTGCGGCGCTGTTATCAGTGGTATCAAAGCCTTTACAGTCTCGCTTACGGCAGTTGTTACAGCTTTTGTGATAACCTCTTCGATGTTCACACTGCCGTAGCCGCCTGTGCGCCTTATCTCCGGAAGGACTTCATCAAATACCCAGCGTTCAAATCTTTTTGCCGCTGGAAGCTTGGAGCGGACAATGAGCCGATAAAGATTTCCCTCGTTGATAAACTTCATTTCCTGCGTTCTGCCGAGGCTGTCGATGACTGGGCGTTTTACCCACCCATCTTCATCACAATGCTGTTTTACCGCTTTGAATGGGTCTGCGTAGCCTAAAATCTTAGCACACTGCGTGGCGGGAAAATACTCTTTTCCGTCAATCATCATTACTCCGAGTTCACCGAACTCGCTATTTTGAAACACTTTAAGTTCATTCATAAAAAATTCATTCCCTTTCTGTTTACTTTTCAAGTTACTTGTGATAGAATTATACTAAGGTTTTTTATGCCTTGAAGTATTTACTAAAAATATTATAAATAGAATTTTTCTGAGTTTGTCGGTTTAGCCAAAGGAGTTGTGTTAGTTTTGAGCATTTTAGATAGGATCACAGAGCTTTTAGGAAATAGGGAACAGAGGGAATTAACCAATTATCTTGGCATCAAAAGTGTAGCTTTTTCAGAATGGAAATCAGGTAAAAGCAAGTCATATAGAAAATATCTAATTGAAATTGCAAATTTCTTCGATGTTTCTCTTGATTATTTGGTATATGGCAAAGAAAACACCTCATCAACGATTGAGTTAAAAGCTGATGAGCGAGAATTGCTCGGTATTTACAACAGATTATCCGAAATGAGTAAAGGTAAATTAATGGAAAGAGCCACTGTCTTGTCAGAACTTGAAACTCCAGTTACAAAGGAGCCTGAGTCAGAGCAAGAGACTATTTTCATAGAATATTCTACTTTGAAAGTTTCTGCCGGAACAGGTGAACCTCTTATTGACGATACATACCATGATTTCCTCAAAGTCAAGCGCAACGATCTGACAGAAGAGGCTAATTTTGCCGTACAGATATCAGGAAACAGTATGCTGCCCCGGTTCAAGGATAAAGAATGGGTTCTTGTTCGCTCTCAGCCGGATGTAGAAATAGGCGAAATAGGTATTTTTATAATTGACGGTAACGGCTACATCAAGGAAAGAGCAGCAGACCGGCTCGTTTCTATCAACCCGGAATATGATGATATCTTTTTCAAGGAGAATCAGGACATTAAGTGCAAAGGTCTTGTTATCGGCACACTCGAAAGCGATGACTTCGTATAA